GCTAGTGAGATAACTAGTATGGTATCCCAGACTGACAAAGACATTATCTGGTTTAACAATGAAGAACAAGGTAAGAAAGTAGCTATACGTTGTTACCAAGCATTACTAGGATTAGAAACACCTAAACTATTTGGTGACATACCTCACTACTCTAAACAATACATGGACATAACAGAAGGACGTATTAAAATATTTGACTTTGACGATTCATCTAATGCAGCACGTATCGAAGAAGTCCTTAAACAATATAACCCAGGCTTAATTATCTTTGACCAAATAGATAAGATCAAAGGTTTCAAAGCAGATCGTAACGACTTAGAACTCAAAGCTATTTACCAATGGGCTAGAGAACTAGCCAAAAAATATGGTCCAGTTATTGCAGTTAGTCAGGCAGGTGGTGAAGCTGAAGGTAAACTGTGGTTAACTATGGATATGGTAGACAGCAGCAAAACTGCAAAGCAAGGCGAAGCTGACTGGATACTAGGTATAGGTAAAGAACAAGATAACACATCACGTAGACGTTACCTTAACATCAGTAAGAATAAACTACTAGGTGATCCAGACTCACTACCAGACTTACGTCATGGTCAGGCACAAGTCTTAATACAACCAGAGGTAGCTCGTTATGCAGAAATATGATAAAGCTAAAAAAGTTTGCAATAAGTGTGGACAATCTGCTAAAGTATGGTATAATAATAAGTGGTGGTGTACAGCAGGTACACTCACAGGTGAATATAATATAATAGGTTTTTGCAAGGAGACAAAATGAATTATACAATCGTAGACGTAGAAACAACGATTCGGAATAACGGCAATCCGTTTGACGAATCTAACAGTCTTTGTCTAGTAGGTACGACATCTACTCCTTATGTCAATAATCCGCAAAGTATCTACATGATAGAGTACAATGCTGAACCTTACAAGAATAATCTGGAGCTTCTTCAACTCTCCTTAGATTCGACAGACGTTCTTGTAGGGTTTAACATTAAGTTTGATTTACATTGGTTACGTAAATACGGAATTAAATTCAAAGGTAAACGTATCTGGGATTGTCAGTTAGTACACTTCATACTAACAGGACAAGCTAAAGCATATCCTAGTCTTAACGAAGTTGCAGCACACTATGGTATAGAACAAAAGTTAGATACAGTTAAAGAAGAATACTGGAAAAATGGTATTGACACACCAGATATACCTAAAGACATCTTGTTTGATTACTTACGTCAAGACTTAATCGTAACACAACAAGTGTTTCTTAAACAACAAGAAGATATTAAAAACAATATTCATTTAGCTAGACTTGTAAGTCTACACAATCAAGACTTACTAGTGCTAGAAGAAATGGAATACAATGGTATTACTTATGACTACGAATGGAGTGAGGTACTCGGAAATGAACTTGAAGAACAAATTGACAAACTTGATACAAGGCTTTATGAATATCACAATCATCCTGATTTCAACCCCTCTAGTAATGAGCATCTTTCTGCTCTCCTTTATGGTGGAGACATTAAGTATCGTGAGCAAGTACCTATTGGGGAATTTAAAACAGGTGCTAGGAAAGGTGAAACAAAGTATAAATGGGAAGACAGGATTTTAACATTACCTAGAATCTTTACACCTTTACCTAAGTCAGAGTTAGCCAAAGAAGGTTACTACTCTACAGATGAAGCAACACTTAAACAATTATCAGTAAGAAGTAAAAAAGCAGAAGACGTTATGTCCTTAATACAGACAAGAGCAACATTAGAGAAACGATTAACAACATATTACAGGGGGTTAAACAAACTCAATGATGAACAGAACTGGAGAAAGGGAATTTTACATGGTCAACTCAATCAATGTGTAGCAAGAACAGGTAGGCTATCCAGTAGCAAACCTAACCTACAAAACTTTGATGGAGAAATTAAGTCTTTATTTAAAACTAGATATGTATAGGAGAAACAATGTTACTACAAGCAGATGCCAAACAGCTTGAGTGGGTAGGTGCAGCATACCTATCTCAAGACAAAGTAGCCATAGACGAGATCTGGCAAGGTACTGACATGCACTCTGACAATCAAGAACGCTTTGGATTACCTAGCCGATTGATTGCTAAGACCTTTGTATTCAGACTAATCTATGGTGGCTCTGCTTTTAGTTACGCTAATGATCCTAACTTTAAAGACGTAGGTAATGAAGAATATTGGCAAGGTATTATTAATGAATTCTACAACAAATACAAACAACTACAAGCTTGGCATGATGAAATTGTGTTTAAAGCTAAACGTGATGGTAAGTTAGTTATGCCAACAGGCAGAACATATTACTACGAACCAGAGTTAACTAAGTTCGGTAAAGTTAAATACCCACGTACAAGAATACTAAACTATCCAGTACAAGGATTAGGTGCTGATCTAATGGCTATTGCCAGAGTATCACTAGCTAACAGACTTAAAGACAAGGAAGGAATCCAAATGGTTAATACTGTTCACGATTCAATAATACTTGACTTTGATTCAAAAGTATGGGATAATAATAGTATAGTAAACATTGTTGATAAATGTTTCAATGATGTTCCTCAGAACTTCGAGAAACTATTCGGAGTTAAGTTTAACCTTCCAATGAGGGTCGAGTGTCAAGTAGGTCCTGATTGGAAAAACATGGAGATAATAGATGCAAATAACAGTAATTGATGTTGGTCAACCACAAACTCAAACTGGACGTAATGGACGTTCTTACCAGATGATTGAGATCACTTACAAAAGTGAGACTGGTCAAACAAAAGGTAAGAAATTAATGTCCTTTGCTAACCCAGAGGTTTTCAAGGCAGCACAGTCTTGGAACAAGGGTGACGTTGTTGACATTCAAACAGAGAAAGACGATTCAGGTTATTGGCAGTGGATTGGTCTTGGTAAAGACGATAGACCACTAGCTAGACCTGCAACTAAAGTATCTCATACAGCAGAGGCAGATAGACAAGTCATGATTATCAGACAGTCTTCACTAGCTAATGCAGTATCAACTTTAGCAACTCACGGAGTTAAGTTACAAGCTTCAGAAGTAATTGCTTTAGCTCGTACCTACGAAAACTTCGTACTTGGTCGAGAGTCGGAAGCACCCACAGGGAGTGACGACATTACTAACTTAGAAGATGATGTACCTTTCTAATGTTAGCCTTGATCGACATGGATATCGTATGCTTCAGAGCAGCTTCGTCCGCTGAATCTGAGGCATTTGGTATCGCTAGGAGTAGGTGCGAAGATATGTTAGAGAATATCCTAACAAAAGTAAAAGCTACAGAGTATCGTGCTTTTCTATCTAACCCTGTTAATTTTAGATATGATGTACTACCTAGTTACAAAGCTAACAGAACCGCACCTAAACCTATTCATCTTAAAAAGTTAAAAGAGTATGCTATTGATAAGATGAACGCAGAACTAGCTCCTGAAGGATTAGAAGCTGATGATTCATTAGCTATCCATCAGAAGTTAAAAGGCACTATTATCTGTACTATTGACAAAGACTTACTACAAGTACCAGGACATCACTTTTCTTGGGAAATTAGTGGTAATAATTGGAAACGTCCTGATACTTGGATTAAACAAACAGAGTTAGAAGGTAATCGTTTGTTCTTTGAACAATGTATCAAAGGTGATAGATCAGATAACGTTGTAGGCATTAAAGGTTTTGGAGATAAGAAAGCTAAAACAATGCTTGGTAATTGCGATACTGACAAGGAAATGTTTGAGATTGTTCAAGACCTTTATGCTGATGACGATAGATTCATTCGTAATGCTACATGCTTATGGATGAAACGTACAGAAGATGACAATTGGAGAGATCGATTTGATACCTACGTTCAAGAGTAAGTTTGAATTAGAAGTTTACAATAAACTTGTAACTAAGTACAAGAATGTAACGTACGAAGAAGATAGTTTTACTTACTTCCAACCTGTTATCCAACGTACATACACACCTGACTTCAGAACTCACAAGTCTAGACAAGTATTTCTAGAAGTTAAAGGTAAATTAGATTTAGATACACGTAAGAAAATGATCTGGTTTCGTGATTGTCATCCAGAAGTTATCATTATCTTCTTGTTTATGAATCCTTCAAATAAAATAACCAAACGTTCTAAAACAACGTACTCTGATTGGGCAGATAAACATGGTTTTCTATGGTTAGATGGTCGTAAAGATTGGTTAAAAGAATATACGGAGATATTAAAAAGTGAAAATCCTACTACTTGATATAGAAACATCACCTAATACAGCACATGTATGGGGTTTATGGAATCAAAACGTTAGCCTTAATCAACTTATGGAGTCTAGTTATGTTATGTGTTGGGCAGCCAAATGGCTAGGCAAGAAAGAAGTTATGTTTGATTCTGTTATGGAAAATACACACACTAACATGATTAAACTTATCCATAAACTGCTTGACGAATGTGATGCTGTTGTCCACTACAACGGATCTAAGTTTGACATTCCAACTTTGAACAAAGAATTTCTGTTGCTTGGACTTAAACCACCATCACCTTACAAAGAGATTGATTTACTTAAAACTGCTAGACGTAAATTTAAATTTCCTTCTAACAAACTTGACTATGTTGCTCAAGCACTTGGTGTCGGTAAGAAAGTTAAACATATAGGTCACGAACTGTGGATTCAATGTATGGCTAAAGACAAAAAGGCATGGTCGGTCATGAAGAAGTACAACAAGAATGATGAAGTAATCTTAGAAAAAGTTTATAATAAAATGTTAGCTTGGGTAAAAGGTCATCCTAACCACAATCAAACAACAGTAGATGGTGAACTAGTATGTCCTAACTGTGGTAGTCATCACTTAAACAAACG